GGATGGTGTGAAATGAGCCGATTAACATCAATCGTCTGCGCTGTTGTTATCTGCCTGCTGGTTTCCATGGCCTGGGCGATTAACCACTACCGCGACAACGCCATCACCTACAAAGACCAGCGCGATAAAGCGTCGGTCCGGGCGGAAACATCAGAGGCGATCACCAGCAACGCGATCACCACGATGAACCTCATCCGTGATATCTCACAGGCTACCCAGAATGCAAAGAACGAACTGGCTCAAAAGGGCGAGACACGCATTGTCTACATCAGGCAGGCGCTTGAAGGCGATCCGTGCGCTAAGCAGCTTGTTTCTTCTGCCGCTGCTGACAGCCTGCGAGAATACGCAGACAGTTTACGTTCCGGCACCGGTGGTGCCATTAAGCGCTGATCTCACGGCAGACACACCGATCCCCGGAATGGCGGTCCCGTTCACGTGGCAGGCAAGTCTGGAGTTAAATGCTCAGCTCTATACGGCGCTTGGGCAGTGCAATCTGGATAAGGCCAGTATTCGTAAGATTGAAGAAAATAAAGCCTCCAGTAGGGAGGCTTTTTAAGTTATCAGAATGGCGGATATTCTGATGTGACCCAATTCTTGGCGGTCAGCATTTCTTCAATTAAGCTGACTTTCCAGACTATACCTATCTCAGGCATAGATTTACCAATGGTTACTCTCCCTGAGTAAATACCTACAAGCTTGAACTTTTTAACCTGAATTGTATTTTTCATCGATTCAGTTGGTAATGCACTGATGAAATCTAATGCAGATATTTCACCTCTTTCACGCCGTTGGTGTAATTCATGCATCTCAGGAGGAACTATTATTTGAGTAGTATATTCATGAGTAAAAACAGGTGAGCCTGACATACCTTCTTTAGTTGTTGCATCAATGTAAAAACAATCAAGCCCCGAAACTTTAACATTAGGTTCACTGGCTACAATACCCTTTTTCCATATTGGAAGATGTGTATTAACAGCCAAGCCGAATGGGTAACCTACGATTGAGAGGTCAGAGGCTACATGCAGAGGAATGGCATCTTTATTTTGAATAGTTACTTGATTTGTATAACCTATGTTGCTATTAAAAATTATCGGAATTCCGACAAGATCTACCCCTTTATCTCTCAGTGGGTGTTCAAGCCAGCTAGAGTTAGCATCAATATTAATGTGAAACGTATGCAATGAACTTCCGTCTGGGGCCCAAACGTGGCAAGTTATTTTATTTGGTGATGAACCTATTTGCCCCATTAATGATTCTGGTTCCTTAGGGTAGCGACAAGTTAATACATGATAGTTCGTTATCAATATGGGGTTTTCGTAATCTTCATGGCTGTAAAGGAAACCTGTTCCAACCATAATTTCCCTATCATTATGAAAACAGGTTAACTTAACTGCAAAAAAGCTGATGGGGTTCAAAAAAACACCTCTCATGAAAAAATGAAACTTGATAATAGATGAATTGAAATTGTACTTCGATACGCTTTCTCCCGCTACGTATAGTTACATTGTCATCAGAATGGGCTGATCCATCGTAATAGCAATATACCCTGCAGCGGATAATCACCCAAATATCCCCACAAGCGGATAAAGAGGCTCTCAATGTCAGACATCTACCAAATAACGCTAACCACCCAGACAGGCGAAACCTTCACGGGCAAGATGTCACGACGTCAGCCTGAGCTGGTAAACGGGTTTGTGCCGCTGGCGACCGAAACGGGCGAGTGGCTGTTTTTCGCTCCTGGCGACGTGAAGCGCGTGCAGTTCACGCCAGTATCGGAAGAGCAGACCGAACAGCCAGCAGAACAAGCGACGGAGTAAGTCATGGCTAACGATGACGAGCGCAGGCCATATCCGCCAGTTAACTTCATCGACTCCGAGAGCTGGCAGCCATACACCCGGCTCATTCCCGCCAATGAAGTGCATGAGTGGGTAAACCGCCAAATCCTCAGCGATACCGGCAGCATCCATAACCCTGACCACGAACACCTGCTTGAGGCTGACCTCTGCTTCATGTGGGCGTCCGATTCGTTCGCGAAGAAGGGGCGCTACGTTCTCGGTCAAGCCGAACAGGTAATGCTCCGCGCCGGTGGTTGGCAGAAAGCCAGAATGGAACAGCAGATGTATGAATGGTTCGGGCGAATCCCGAAGTTCATCATCACCCTTGCAGCCGATTACTGCTCACAATGCAGTGACCTCGAGTTCTGCGCACTGGTAGAGCATGAGCTTTACCACATCGCACAGGCCACGGATGATTTCGGCGCGCCAAAGTTCAACAAAGAGACCGGGCAGCCAGTGCTCACACTGCGCGGCCACGACGTCGAAGAATTCACAGGTGTCGTACGTCGATACGGTGCCAGCAAAGAAGTACAGGAGCTCGTTGATGCGGCCAATGCGCCCGCAGAAGTGGCTCACATCGATATAGCCAGGTCATGCGGCACATGCATGCTCAAGCTGGCCTAACAATATGACTGATTATGACAGGCAGGTAATCTATGGCGACACTGAAAGGTGAGGTCAAAGCCTTCATCGTTCAGTCCCTTGCCTGCTTCGATACTCCATCCCAGGTGGTTGAGCTAGTCAAAAAAGAATTTGGCCTGAGCATCACTCGTCAGCAGGTCGAATCCCACGACCCGACGAAAGCAAACGGCAGGGGGCTGGCGCAGAAATGGGTTGAGCTATTTCACGATACCCGAAAGCGCTTCCAGACCGAATTAAGCGACATCCCGATCGCCAACAAGGCATATCGTCTCCGCGCGCTTGACCGGATGATGACCCGCGCTGAGGGAATGAAAAACATGGCTCTGGCTGCTTCGCTGATGGAACAGGCTGCCAAAGAGGTTGGCGACGCGTACAGCAACAAACAGAAGGTCGAGCACACCAGCCCGGACGGAACCATGACTCCGCAGCCGACCATCATCCAATTACTCCCCGTTGAGCCGAAAGCATGAGTAACGCCGTTCAACTGCCGATCCCCGCGAAGCTTGCGCCGCTGTTCACTGCCGTGAATAAGCGCTACCGGTGCTCGCATGGTGGGCGTGGCAGTGCCAAGACGCGCACTTTTGCGCTGATGACAGCCGTAAAGGCGTATCAGTCGATGATGAACGGAGAAAGCGGAGTGGTGCTCTGCGCGCGTGAGTTCATGAACTCGCTGGAAGAGTCGAGCATGCAGGAGGTGAAACAGGCGATCCTGTCTGTCCCCTGGCTGGCTTCCAACTTTGACATCGGCGAAAAGTACATCCGCACCATCGACAAGAGCGTTAACTACGTGTTCTGTGGTCTGCGGCATAACCTCGACAGCATCAAGTCGAAAGCGCGCATCCTGCTGTGCTGGGTCGACGAGGCCGAATCAGTCAGCGAAATAGCCTGGCAGAAGCTGAGCCCGACCGTTCGTGAGGAAGGTTCAGAGATTTGGGTGACGTGGAACCCGGAGCGCGACGGTAGCGCCACGGACAAGCGTTTCCGTAAAGAAGCCGGCGACGACTGCATCACTGTTGAGATGAACTACACGGATAATCCGTGGTTCCCCGACGTGCTGGAGGGGGAGCGCCAGAACGATGAGCGCCGCCTCGACTCGGCAACATACGCATGGGTGTGGGAAGGCGCTTACCTCGAAAACTCAGATAAGCAGGTGCTGGCCGGAAAATACCGGATCGCTGAATTCTCGGACAGCCTTTGGAAAGAAGCTGAACGTCTGTTCTTTGGTGCAGACTTCGGTTTCGCCAAAGACCCTAACACGCTGGTGCGTTCGTTCACCTTGCACAACCGGCTGTACATCGAATACGAGGCATACGGTCAGCAGACAGAGCTCGACCACATGCCAGAGCTGTACGACACGATTCCAGGCGCGCGTGACTGGCCCATCAAGGCCGACTCTGCGCGACCTGAGACAATCAGCTATCTCAAACGGCAGGGCTTCAATATCTCAGCCGCCGAGAAATGGCAGGGGAGCGTTGAGGACGGGATCGCCCATCTTCGCGGCTTCGACGAAATCATTATCCATCCGCGTTGCAAGAACGTGGCGCGCGAGGCTCGCATGTGGTCATACAAAACGGACCGTATCACGGGTGAGGTGTTACCGAAGTTGGCCGACGGTTACGAACACTGCTGGGACGGCATCCGCTACAGCCTTGACGGACACATTAAGCGCAAGGGACAGATGGCCGGGATGATGATTCCCAAAAGGTTACAAGGTCGGTAATGGCGTAGAAATTATTATGATCACATGGCATTCTGACTGTTCTCATTTAGGAGGGAATCATGAGTTTTCAGACAGATTTGAACAGTCAGTCCGGCCTTGTTAAGGTTACCGTCACTCTTAATAAGGGCCGTGGTAAGGGTGTGCATTCGTATTCTGCAGAAGCAGAAAACGAGGAATTAGCTAAGAGCAGCGTTTTAGGTTGGCTCGAATACCAAGGCTACCAGCCAGAAGATTACGAATAAAGTTAAACAACAATTCGACAGGTCGCTTCGGCGGCCTTTTTTAATGCCATAAATCCACCAACGGACAAACCATGACTGACAAATTAACTCTCGCCGTCAACCATGCGTTGAACGATGCGCGTATGGCGCGCGCCCGTATGGGGCTGATGGCACCGACGATGGGGCTGGACAATAAGCGTCATTCCGCGTGGTGCGAGTATGGCTTCCCTGAGCAGGTAACCTACGAAAACCTCTACGCCCTGTACCGGCGCGGTGGTATCGCTCACGGCGCAGTTGAGAAGTTGGTTGGCAAGTGCTGGCAGACTAACCCGGAAATCATTGAGGGTGACGATGCCGACGAGAGTAAGGATGAAACCCCTTGGGAGAAGAGCGCCAAAAAGGTTTTCACAAAGCGACTCTGGCGCGCTTTTGCTGAAGCAGACCGCCGCCGTTTAGTCGGTCGCTATGCTGGCATCCTGCTGCATATCAATGATTCCAGAACGTGGGATCAGCCGGTTGTCCGGGGGAAGTCACTCAAAAAGGTTACGATCGCGTGGGCTGGGTCACTAACAGTCAGCGAGTGGATTACTGACCAAAAGTCGGCAGATTATGGGCAGCCAAAGCAGTGGAAATATGTTGAGAGTCTGCCAAACGGCGGGACCAATCAGCGATTCGTGCATCCCGATCGCGTCTTCATCCTGGGCGACTACTCGAATGATGCCATTGGCTTCCTTGAACCTGGCTATAACGCCTGCGTAAGCCTAGAGAAGGTTGAAGGTGGGTCAGGTGAGGCATTCCTAAAGAACGCCGCTAATAAGCAGAGCATTAATTTCGACAAAGACGTTGATTTCAACAACCTTGCTTCTTTGTACGGCGTATCTGTTGATGAGCTTCAGGAAAGATATAACGATGCTGCCAGAGAGTTAAACATCGGTAATGACGTTCTTCTGATTACTCAGGGTGCCCAAGTAACGTCGATGGTGTCGGCAGTTTCAGATCCTGACCCAACCTATAACGTCAACCTGCAAACCTTTGCCGCTTCTGTCGATGAGCCGGTGAAAATTCTGGTGGGGATGCAAACTGGCGAAAGGGCGAGCACTGAAGATCAGAAGTATATGAATGCTCGCTGCCAGTCACGCCGCGGTGACCTGTCATTCGAAATTGAAGACTTCAGTGACAAGCTCATTGACCTGAAAATCATTGATGCTGTCAGCGAGAAGACGGTTATCTGGGATGACCTCAACGAGCAGACAGGAACTGAGAAACTCGCCAATGCCAAAACCATGGCAGAGATTAACCAGACGTTCCAGGGCAGCGGAGAGAATCCGGCATTCAGCCGTGAAGAAATTCGCACGGCAGCCGGTTATGAAAACGTCGATGAATTCCCGTTAGGAGAAGAGGATGGCGACGAAGAAGACGAAGCCACCGATTCTGCCGCGTAACTATCAGGATCCGACCGGAGCCGATGCGCTGGAACGCCGGGCAATGAAAGACTTCGCCAGGCGGATGAATAAGATTGGCAAGGCTTACAAATCAGCGCTCGACAAAATACCTTCCTCCCTCGCAGTAAACGCCAGATACGAATACCAGCTAAACCCAACGCTACTCTCCATCATCCTGAACGATGCCAGTTACCTGGTGGATCAGGTGTTGCTTGAAGGTGGCGATTATGGCCTGTGGTTTTACGAGTACATCGATCTGGCTTCGGAGAAAGGGACCGGGCAGTCGTTCTACAACCTCAGCCAGCAGTCCCCGGTGTACGCAGCCGGGCGTGAGTCGCTGGCGTCCATCCTCGCAAGCGACCCATACCAGCAACGCATGGCGCTGGTGCATGCGCGAGTGTTTGAGGAAATGAAGGGGCTGACTGCTGATGTTAAGCGCGACATAGCGCGCGTGCTGACTGATGGCGTGGGTCGTGGTCTCAATCCATTGGATATTGCCCGCAACCTGACAGACCAGACCGGCATCGAGAAGCGCAGGGCGAACCGGATAGCGCGCACTGAAGTGACTACCGCGCTGCGCCGGGCCAAGTGGGATGAAGACCAGGAGGCGAATGACCTCTTCGGCCTGAAAACGCTGCTGGTTCACATCTCGGCTCTGTCACCGACAACGCGACATACCCACGCGGTGCGCCATGCCCACCTCTACACCAACGAAGAGGTGCGTGACTGGTACAGCAAGGATGGCAACTCCATCAACTGCAAATGCAGCCAGCAGTCGGTGCTGGTGGATGCGGACGGTAAGCCGGAATACCCGGACACCATCACGAAACTCAAACAGGAATATAAATCGATGCAGGCGCGCGGTTACGCCTGGGCGGAGAA